TTCATCCGTGTCTATCGGGAAGGTCGGCACGGTTCCGAGCGATGGGCAAACCTCGCTGCTTTTTCCGAAGCGACGGATCTGTTCCGCTTCCGGACGATACCGGACCTAAAGATCACTACGGAGCACTTCATTCTCTGCAATGATGAACGGTTCAACATTATCTCCGTCGAGGACGTTAAGGGTCGTGGCATGTACACCGAGGTCCTTGCGAAAAAGGTGGTGGCGTCCCGTGGCTAAAGTGGATATCAAAATGCCGGATGACTTTCTTGAAAAACTGGCCCACCTCGCCTCAGACGAGGACGGCATGGCTGAAAGAGTCCTGAAAGCAGGAGCCGAAGTTGTCGAAGCACGGGTCCGTTCCAATCTCGCCGGTGTTATCGGCAGAGGCACAAAGGTCGAGTCCCGCTCTACAGGTCAGCTTCTGTCTGCTCTGGGCACTTCCGGAGTAAAGCTCGACCGGCAAGGCAATCACAATGTGAAGGTTGGCTTTGCGGAGCCTCGTCGTGACGGTGACAGTAATGCCAAGATTGCCAACATCCTCGAATACGGACGGCACGGACAACCGGCAAAGCCATTCTTGAAACCGGCGAAATCAGCGTCCAAATCTGCCGCTATCGATGCGATGAAGCGAAAACTTGAGGAGGAGGTACAAAACAGATGAGTCTGCTGGAGGATTTACAGACAACCCTTGCCGAGATGGACATCCCCGTGGAAACCGGCATCTTCTCGGACAAGGCCCCGGAACAGTACCTCGTCATCATTCCTCTTGCCGATACCTTCGACCTTCATGCGGATAACGCACCCGGCGTCGATGTGCAGGAAGCGAGGCTGTCTCTGTTTACAACCGGCAGTTATACGACTGCCAAGAACAAGCTGATCCGGCTCCTGCTGCGTGATGATTTCACCATCACCGGCAGGCTGTACAACGGATACGAAACTGAAACCGGCTATCACCACTACACCGTGGATGTGGCTAAACATTATGAAATGGAGGTATGACCAATGGCAACAATCGGTCTTGATAAACTTTTCTACTCCAAGATTACCGAGGATGACCGTGGGAACGAAACCTACGACACCCCGCAGGTCTTGGCAAAGGCTATGACAGCTGACCTCTCGGTCGAGCTGAATGAAGCCACCCTTTATGCGGATGACGGCGCAGCGGAAGTCGTGAAGGAGTTCAAAGCAGGTACGCTTTCTCTCGGCATAGACGACATCGGCGCACCGGTGGCCAGTGACCTTACAGGCTCCACCATCGATGCAAACGGCGTCGTCATTTCCGCTTCCGAGGACGGCGGCGATCCTGTAGCCGTGGGCTTCCGTGCGAAGAAATCCAACGGAAAATACAGATATTACTGGCTGTACCGTGTAAAGTTCGGTATCCCGGCCACCAATCTCGCCACTAAGGGCGACAGCATCACCTTCTCCACGCCTACCATCGAGGGCACAATCATGCGCCGGAACAAGCTGGACGCTTTTGGCAAGCACCCGTGGAAAGCGGAGGTCACCGAAGGCACCGATGGTGTCGATCAGTCTGTCATCGACGGTTGGTATGACGAGGTGTACGAGCCCTCCGGAGATCTGAATCTTTCTCCGATTCATCTTCCCGCTGGAAATACAACGACGTAAGGAGAGCTAATTATGGATACGGAACGCAGCGCAGTCATTAAGATCGGCGGTGTGGACTACGAACTTGTCCTCACCACCAGAGCAACTAAGGAGATCGCCGGTCGCTACAGTGGTCTGGAGAATCTCGGTGACAAGCTCATGAAAAGCGAGAACTTTGAGATGGCTATCGAGGAGATCGTCTGGCTCATCTCACTTCTGGCCAACCAGAGCATCCTCATTTACAACCTGAAACACAAAGACAAGCCCAAGGACCTGCTCACAGCAGAAGAAGTGGAGCTTCTGACGGTGCCTTCTGATCTGGCTGAATACAAGACGGCAATCACGGAGGCCCTGTACAAAGGCACCAAGCGCAACATCGAAAGTGAGAACGATCCAAAAAACGCAGTGGTCGAGTAAGTGACGAAGAGTTATTTACTCGACTTCTTTATTACGGCATCGCCCATCTTCACCTGACACAGGAGGAAGTCTGGACGATGCCGTTTGGCTTGCTCCTCGATCTGTGGGAGTGCCACAAACAGTATAACGGTCTGGCAACACCGAAACGGGAACACTTCATCGACGACATTATCCCGGACGGAATCTAAGGAAAGGAGGCGGTTCGTATGGCAGACAATTTCGGTCTAAAGATCGGT